GGGTGTGGCGGCGGCGCTGGTAGGAGATGGTGATGGCGGCAGATGAGGGATGACATTATTGATCAGTTACGCGCTCTTGCCCGCTCACAGGCGGAGCGGCTCCATCATCCGGTTGAGGTTTTTGTGGTGTCGGCGGCCGCGGCCGAGATCGAGGAGTTACGGCATTCGTTGGTGACGTGCCGTGCGATGCGGGCGGAATATACCGACGAGATTGCGCGGTTGCGGCGGGTACTGAAGGCAGAGCCTGGTAGGACCACCCGGCCGGCGCTGCGTGGTTGCGGGATTTATTCGGCGTGGGGGTTGGAGACGCGGTTACTGGTAGGGAGTGATGGCGATGGCTGAAACGGTTGGCAAGGGACGGTCATCGCGGCGTTTGGCTGCGGGCAATTTCACGTTTCGGCTGACCCCGGCGTTGCGGGTTGAGTTGCGGCAGCGCGCTAAGGTGCATGGTTGGAGGGTGAGTGATGAGGTGAGATATGTGTTGGAACACTCGCTCGACTTGCCGCTTTCGGCGGTGGCTAAGAATAAGTGTGACGACTATGGCATGCGGTTGATGTTGGATGGGTGGAAGAAGGATCTGGGGCTGGAATGACGGAGACGGTTGGCGAGGGCGCTGACATTGTTGAGCGGCTGTATTGGGTCTCCATTCATGGCGATCAGATGCAGGCCATTTTGATAATGGAGGAGGCGGCTAAAGAGATTAAGCGGTTGCGGGAAGATCTTGCGACCAGTGGGCGGATAGAGGATGACTGAGACGGTCGGCGAGGGCGTGTCTGGTTATGCGGCGGTGACGATGCTGCAGCATCGGCGCGCGGTGCGGAAGTCGTTTGGCGAATGGTGTCGGCACCGCGGTTATGAGCCGGCGTTGCATCATCGTTTGATCATCAACGCGGTGGAGGAGTTTCTGAGCGGCGATGACGGCGTGCTGCTGATCTTTGCGCCGCCGGGCAGCGCCAAGTCGAGTTATGCGAGCGTGTTGCTGCCGCCGTGGTATTTGGCCAACCATCCCAGGGATGGGATTTTGTTTGCGACCCACAGTGTTGAGTTTGCCGAGCGGTGGGGGCGCAGGGTGCGCAATGACATTGGCGTCGAGTACAAGACGCTCGGCATCCAACTCAGCGATGACAACAAGGCGGCGGGGCGGTGGTCGCTGCAGTCGGGCGGCGAGTATTACGCGGTCGGTGCCGGCACGGGCATCTCGGGCTATCGCGCCGATCTGGCGATCATCGATGATCCGTTTGGGTCTCGTGAGGATGCGTATTCGGAGACCGTGCGCAAGGGGCGGTGGAATTGGTATCTCGACGATTTCAGCGCGCGGTTAAAGCCGGGGGCGAAGCGGGTGATCATTGCGACGCGCTGGCACGAGGAGGACATCTCCGGGATGGTGCTGCAGCAGATCGAGCGCAAGGAGATCAGCGGGCGGGTGATTTCGATCGCGGCGATCGCGGAGGAGGGCGACTGTCTGGGGCGGCGTGTCGGCGAATATCTGTGGGACGATCCGAAGGGCTATAATTACGGCGAGTTCTTGCGGGCGCGGCAGCGTGAGACGAGCCCGATGATGTGGTCGGCGCTCTATCAGCAGCGGCCGGCGCCGGAAGAGGGCGATTACTTCAAGGCGGAATGGATCGTCGAGTGCGACGACAGCGAAATGCCGGTGCGCGAGCGGCTCCAGGTGTATGGCGCGAGTGACTATGCGGTGACCGCGGACGGTGGCGACTACACCGTGCATGTCGTGGTCGGCATCGATCCGAACGGGCGAATGTATCTGTTGGACGTCTGGCGCAAGCAGGCCGGTGCCGACCAGTGGGTCGAGGCGTTCTGCGACTTGGTCAAGCAATGGCGGCCAATGGCGTGGGCCGAGGAGCAGGGCCAGATCAGAGCCGGCGTCGGGCCGTTTCTGGATCGGCGGCAACGCGAGCGGTCGGCCTATGTGGCGCGGGAGGGCTTTCCAACGCGGGGCGACAAGTCGGTGCGGGCGCAGTCGATCAGGGGCCGCATGGCGCTCGATAAGCTGTATGTGCCGCGGGCGGCGAAGTGGTGGCCGGTGCTGCGGTCGGAACTGCTGACGTTCCCGGCCGGCAAGTACGACGACCAGGTCGACGCGCTCGGCCTGTGCGGGCAGCTGCTGGATGTGATGGTGGCGGGGCGGGAGGCCAAGCAGAAGAAGAACGTGGTCAATATCGGCTACCGCCGGCTCGAGCGGCAGGTCGAGGGGTTTAAGACCTATTAGGGTGCTGACGCGGCCCGCCGAGGGTCTAATCCGGCGTTCGGGCGGGTGGGCCCAGCCGCGCCAAGCACCAACCTAGCGCCGCCGCGTAGGTTTAGTCACCTTATACATTGGGGTTGTCAGAACTGGGGAAGCATCCCGCCGGCGGCCGGGTCATCTGGCCTTGCGCGCATTCTGAACATCGGCTGACGATGGCCAGCCACCGCGCGGGACGGCCAAGATCTAGGACGGCCGGCGGCATCCCGCAAGCTGGGGAACAATCTAGGTCGTTTTTTACCGGGATTCTTCCCCACGGTTTGGAGCAACAATTGCTCCCGGTATTTCCGCTCCAGACTGGAGCGGCAATTGCCTCCTCTATTTCCGCTCCACGGCAAGGTGCGTTGTCGCAACCCCACCCCCGGCCGACCGTGTCCCCGTTACGAAGACCCACCAAACTAGGGCGCCGGGCGCGATGCCCTCCTGTTCGGCGCCCCCTTTGGGGTATCCCCCGTTCTGGAGCACTCAAAATGGCCGTACACCACGACACCGACCAGAAGCTCGCCGAACACGACAAGGCCCAGGCCCACGGCGACAAGGCGTCCCACGAAAGCGAAAAGCAGGCCGAGAAGGACAAGCAGGCCGCCGCCAAAGAGGCCGAGGTCGACAATTCCCCCGACGCCATCGTCACTCGCATCGAAGGCCTGGTGGCCCAAATGCACGACGCCACGCCGTCCGGCACCCTCACCATCCAGGAACAAATGACCAAGGAACTCACGGCGCTCCGTGGTACCGCACCGCCGCCGCCGGAAGCCCGCGCCAACAAGACCGGCTACTCGCCCGCCAAGGACGACGACGATGACGACGAAGAGAAAAAGGCCGGCAAGGCCAAGCGCAAGTAACCGCACGGGGAGGGGATATTCCGTGCAAGAACAACGCAAAGGCGAGCCACTCAAAGTCGAGACCGATGGGCCAACGCTTAACCTGGCGCCGGTCCAGTTCCGCAACTGGGCCGAGCCAGGCATTGCCATCGCCGGCGATAAGGCCGCCCAGCACGCCGATAACCTGCGGCTGATCGCCGACGGCATGGTCGCGGCCGATAAGCACTATGCCGACTATCTGCGCGGCTTTGCCGAGCAGTTGAGCCCCAAGGGCAACAAGACCAAGGAGCTCACCCAAGATCCGCCGGAGCAACCGCCGGAACCACTGGAGGCCGCCTGATGGCCGGCGCTCTCGTCGCCTTCTCGCCGTCCACCGCCGCCGGCGCACCGCAACCGGCCCATGGCGGCGACGATAATTGGGAAGACGACGGCCGCTACTACTCGGTCTCCAAACTGCGCCGGCAATATCTCGACTTCCTCGGCTCCAAGTCTGCTGAAATTCAGGAGCAGAAGCAGGCCCGGCGCTACGATAGCGGCGAGCAGTACACCAAGGAAGAATTGCAGGTTCTCAAGAACCGCGGCCAGCCGGCCGTCATCTTCAATGTCATCCATCCAAAATACAACGCCGTCGTCGGCATTACCGAGCGGCTGCGGCAAGACCCCAAATGCTATCCGCGCACCCCGCAACACCAGCAAGGCGCCGATCTCGCCACCGCGGTCCTGCGCTACGCGCTCGACTCCAACGACTGGAAGGGCAAGCACCCGCGCATTGCCCGCTTCGGTGCGGTCGATGCCATCGGCGGCGTCGAATACGATCTCGAGCAGGGCGACCGCGGTGATCCCGAAGTGCGCATGCACATCGTCTATCCCGACACCTTCTTCTACGACCCGCGCTCGTTCGACGAAGGCTTCACCGACGCCCGCTTCATGGGGGTGTCGAAATGGGCCGACCCCGAGCAGGTCAAGGAGATCTTTCCCGACAAGGCGGAAGAGATCGACAACCTGATGGAAGGCGGCGGCTCCGATCTGACCCAGGATAGCGATCGTGAATTGATCTGGGCCAACTCGACCCAAAAACGCGTCCGCCTCTGCGACCACTGGTACATCACCCAGGGCGAGTGGCGTTGGTGCGTCTATATCGGCAACACCAAGATGGACGAGGGCAAGTCGCCCTATACCGACGAGCGCGGCAAGAGCTTTTCCAAGTATCGCATGTTCTCGGCCTCGATCGACCACGACGGCGATCGCTACGGCTTTCACCGGCAATGGAAAGACCCGCAGGACGAATACAATATGCGGCGCTCCAAGGCGCTGCATCAATTGAACTCGCGCCGCATTCGCTCCACCAAGGGCATG